AAATTAGTGTGGCTTTTCCAACAATTCCATAAACTTATCGTAGTCGATGATAATTGCGCTGGTAGAAGTACTTCTTGGTTTGCGTACTTTGACAACTGTTTCCTGATCATCGTTTCTTGGAACCTCAATGGTTTCTTCCCATGTAAAGCGGCGCGAAGGAACAGTGCCAATATAAGAGGGGTGGCTTCGTAGATTCTGCTCCAGTGTGGAGAGTGTGCTTCCTTCTGTATTGTATCCTCCACGGTCGAAGATGGCGAAAATGGCACTCAAGCGTAAGAATAGAACGTTGGTACCTGGTTCGAAGGTGAAGGTATGTTTATCTCCACGAGAGTCTTTACCTGTAACATTCTTCGGTTGCTCAATGAGGAACTCGCGACCTTCAACAACCTGCTTGGTATCTATCATGTTGTTTACAGCTGTAAAGAACATAGCCAGCTTATCAGTGCTGCGAATAAGTGAGAGTTGGAACTTTATCTTTTCCTGTGCTATCTTAAAAAAGTCGGCATAAGAAAAAGTAAGCTGCAGGTTGGAATATTGCTCGATGAGCTTTACAGTTCCCAAGAATAAGGAAGCAGTCTTCATCAGACGATCCATTTCGCCTGAGTTGATAACATCTTGTTTCAACTCATTGTACGCTTCCTGCTTTAATTGTCGGAAGTGGTCCATAAACATAGGTCGTAGCTCCAATATCTGCAGGAGGACATTTGATAATCCTACTTTGTTGGGGTCTTCTATGTTTTTGAGTTCCTCAAATATTCGCACTTCCTCTGGAGTTCTGTTGCGAGGTTTCGGAACTTCACATACGATGACACGGCTCATCAGAGCATTGTCGTCGCGCTGTGGCGTTTCCTGCCCACATATAATGACGGGGGCGAATACTTTGTCGTTTTCGATTTCCCTTCCTGATGTACCTCTTCTCTTCTGCTTACCATCGCCGTCGTAAACGATACCTTTCAAAGCTTGAAATTTCGTATCGCTGATGTCCTTGTTATTGTACTCATCGAGTACAACAGGCACGTCCTTAAACGTTCCCATAATAGTGGACATCGCTGCATCTGTACCCGTATTCAGGTTGAAAATCGGAATGTTGGGTGATATGAACAAAGAACGAATTGAGATTGCTATCTGTGTTTTACCCGATGACATCGGACCCATGAAAAACGGAGCAGTGAACAAACGGTCTATACAGTGTATGTTGCTTCGGAAGGCACACATAATGGCAAATATGATAGCCCATTTTCCATTATCGTTGATTTTATACACCTGATCCATTAAGGAAGCCCATTTCTCAAATGACACCCTTTTGTCTGCAGGCACTTCTTTATATACCAGCTGGCTTATGAGTTCGTATTTGTCTGATTGTTTTCCGCTGCCTGCGTAAATTGTAGAGAAAGCAGGCAGGTAGTAGTTCTTCTTATTGTGAGTAACGACACCCAGTTCATTGACTGGGTCAAATCTCCATTGGTCATCGACATTGTGGAATATGCCATTCGCAAAGGAAAAGAATTGTTCATCGGTCTTTCTGCTCATACCCTCGCTCTGTTGGTTCCCATAAGTTTTAACTTCCGAACACATTACGAAATGCCTACTCATATATGTCTTGATGGCTTTCCATTGCCATTCTTCACCGTTGAAGTTTACGGCTTCATAGTTGATAAGCACCTCCTCTATCGATGACATCTTCAGCATTGCCTTTGAGGGTATCTCTATGTAAATGGGTGTGTCGTAGTAGCGGCGGTTGATACGCAGAACGCGTTTATTCTGCTCAAAATCATCAGAGAAAATGTGCAGCAATGGTGTCATAAAGAAGTCGGCTACCTGTGTCATGCCGTTGCCGTTCTTGTTTCGGAACATATAGCATACAGGTTCACTCTTTTTATTAAGGCGAGGGTAATAGTTACATTCTCGCCACATCTTACGGTACTCCTCATTCTCTTTAACGTAATCGGGAGGTTCGTTTACATCAAATTCTTCATCTGCAAGGTTATCGTTCAGTTGGTTTACTTTTAGCGTTGATTTACGCTTTTGGACAAACGGCTTTCGGATTTCGTCGAAATCACCCTTACTGAGCTGCAGGGCAGAACAGTAGTCTTTGCGCTTTATAGTAACAATGCTCTCTTCCACATAAGAAGTGAGCTCGATGCATCTTTTTATAAGAGGGGCTTTATCGCCCAAATATTCTCTTAGGAAAGGTGCATGCAGCGCAATATAATAATCTACAAATGAACCTGTAGCATCATTATGAGTGATTTGTATGTTGATGCCAGAGCGAAACATCTCTGCCAACGTGTGTAGGTAATCACTCTCCTCACCATCTGCATTGATACTGCAACCTGTCTCCGAAGTAATAAAGTAACAATACACACGGCGGATCTCCTGAATGTCATTGTTCAGTGGACGACCTGCCACATATACGATAGGTTCTTCTCCATATTGGTCGAGGAAGTCCTGCATCACCGATGTCAGAATAGCAGGGCTGTCTTTCTTTATGTTTTCTTTCAATGAATCTATACCGAAAAGTCCTGCTTGCATTTTTGATTTAGGCAGTGTTCCTTTTATCTTCAGGCGGAGATTCCGTACACTTTCCTCGATGATGTTGAATTTAGTTTTGAACTCCTTGGTAACAGATTTCATATACTCAAGACGAAGAGCTGCATCCTGAACACAAGCAATGAGTGAACATATTGTATTCAACCCGTCGCTGATGATTGTTTCGTCCTTGCAGCCGTGCGGTATTATCATCTTCTTAAAGGCTGTTGGAAACGATTCCGTCAACCCGTGCAGCTTTACTTTGGTCCCGGCACCATTCTCTTTCGCAAATTCGTCGGGGTCTGTTCCTTTCGGAAGACGGATACACTTCACCTTTGCTCCGGCTTTCAATAGAAGTTCGCAGTTCTTCAGCGATGCTTTCACTCCTGCTGCATCTGCATCATAGACCATTACGATGTAATCTGTAAAGCGTAGCAGCAGTTTTACCTGCTCATCGGTGAATGCGGTACCACTGCCACCGATAACATTTTCTACACCTACCTTGTGCAGGGACATCACATCGAACTGTCCCTCTACAAGGTAAACAAAACCTTGCTTGCCGATAGATTGCCGGGCTTGATATAGTCCGAAGATATGCTTGCCTTTTGTAAATAAAGGTGTTTCACCGGTGTTTACATATTTCCCGACACCATCTTTAGGTGTGATGATCCTCCCCGAAAATCCTATGACATGCCCCTGCATGTCATAGAATGGGAACATCAACCTATCTCTGAACCTGTCATAGGTGCGCCCTTCATTATTGCCCACTACATCTACATCTTGCAACATCTGCAGGGAATAGCCGGCTTTGGTGAGTTCTGACATCGCCACATTCCCCATAGGTGCATACCCGACACCAAAATCGGTTAAAGCCTTATCAGAAATATGGTATCCGCGCGTAGCAAGGAAACTCTCCGCCTGCTGCAAATTTTTCTGAAAGAATTTTGCTGCAGCTTCTATTGCAATTCGCTGTGCTGCCTTCTGCTTGTAGTGCATTTCTTCTTCCGGATTCATTTCCTTTTCGGGGAACTCTAATCCGGCTTGAGTAGCACACCAACGAAGAGCTGACATAAAATCCATATTCAGGTGGTGCTGAATAAAGGCTATGACATCTCCGCTCGCTCCACAAACAAAACAATGATAGGTCTGCCTTGACGGGCTAACCATCATAGAGGGAGTATGGTCGTCATGAAATGGGCATACACCTTTATAGTTCACACCTGCTTTATGTAAATGTGTAAAAGATTCAATAACATCTACTATATTTAGCGCAGATTTTACTTTATCTATGAAATTCTTATCTATCATTTTTTCAAATCTTCTTCTGTAAACAACTCCAGCTGTCGGCTTTCGATACTTTCCGTTATGGATACACCCAGATATTCTGCTACGGATGCATATTCCTTGCCTGTAATAGGCTTTCGTCCAAAATATAAATCCCAATACCGACGTTGCCCAATACCTGTCTCGTTGTAAAAGAGTCTTGTAGGGGTAAAGTCCTCGGGATGGCGAAATTTTATCTTAAGCAGTGCTATCAATAAATTTCGCTTTACCAACTGACCTGTTGTCAATTTACGGCGCAATACGTAAAGTCTGACAGACATAGGACTACGCTCCAAGTGTTTCCCCATATCTTCAAACGACATTTTTCCAAGGTTTTGCCTTACAAACTCATCGTCTTGGGAGTTCCATCTTCTGTTGCCTTTCTTTCCCATGTCGTGTGATGCTATTGAATTGGTGGTCAAAACTTAATATCGCAATGTTGTCCGCAGGATGTATACGACCCAAATTTAATTGTGCATATACCCTAAGAGACTCTCTGATTAGGAATAATTCCCTTTCGGTTAAATCGTTTATGGAGTATTTACCCCAGCTGTCTTTGTCAATGTACATGGTCTTTTAAAATTTGTTCTCATTCCTTCAGTTGAAACTCTCCTTATTTCCTTGCGAAGTGTCGGTCTAAATGGGCGATATAACCTCTTCCTGAATTTCAGGCAAACACTGAAACGTTTAATGCCGTTTTTCCGCTTAAAGGCTTTCCTTACTCTTCTTATACTGGTCATAGTTGCTTGATATTAAGGTCAAGTTTCATCTCTCTCTTGAGAGGTATACCAACAACACTGTGGAATTTTCCATCTTCTTTTTGTGTAAGGAAAATGTCTTTCTCATATTCTTTTTTATAAGAATAAGCTCGACCATATTCGTCCCATACAATATGTAGGTCGCCTTTATGTCCGTTTACCAGCCTGACGTATGAATGTCTTAACTTCATCTCGTCAATTACAATATCACGACCAAGAGCATCTATAGCTTCTTCAAATTCTTTTACTTTCATAGTTTCTTCTTAGATTGACATTTTTTTATATTGCTGTATTGTACATACTCTTTGAGTTTCAAGCAATACAGCCCATTAATACAATTACGGTGGAACTTACAGTTCCTACACTCATCACACATTGGGGAAGAGTTCTTTTTCGGATTTTCGCAAATAATCCGCAATGACCTTTCTTTTCAGAGGGTCTGGCATAAAGTCGCCTCGTAACCATCTGTACACTGTCGAATTCGAAACTCGACAAATCTTCGCCAAATCCATAATGGTTTGTTCTCTTTCATTTGGCAAAGAATTTACATAATCTTTAAATTCCATATTTGATGTTTTTTTTAAGTTTTATTGCTACTTCAAATATTTTTTACTATTTTCGTAGCGCATAAATTATTACGTAGCGCAAAGATGCAACATATTTTTGGAATACGCAAACATTTGAGTGATTATTTCACTCATTTAAATGAATTTAAATTTTAAAGCAGGGCTCATGGAAAAAGAAACTATAAACGATCGAGTTCGCTATATTATTGAAAAAGAGGGACATACTATCAGCTCTTTTGCAAGAAAAATAGACATTGGCGATCAAACTATCAGAAGCATCGCCAAAGACAGGAATAAACCAAGTTATGAACTCATCGTGAAGATTATAGAGAGCTTCGAATGGGTTGACGCTAATTGGCTTGTTATGGGCGAAAAAGGTGAGATTGATACAGATAAGAAAAAACTCTACTCTGTAATTTCTACACAACAAAAGACTATAGATAATCAGCAAAAAACAATTGATAGGCTAACAGCAAAACTCGTACAAGAGTTGTCTGAAGTGCCTTCTAAAAAAGTGGCAAATGTCGGATAATAAAACTGTACCCAAAAGGATAATATATGAGTAAAAATACGGCGTTTTTAATCACTAAAAAATATAAATATATCACTCAAATGTATGATTATCAGTTCCTTCCATAAGGTGTATAATCGGCAAGAAATCGGCGAAAAGAACTATGTTTCATAAAATATCCCTATTGATTATCAAATAGTTACGCTGTTGTTTTTCCGTCGCCATAATCCAGTCATCCCGACAGCAAAGAGTGTAAAGGTGAATGGAAAACCTTTGCACTCTTTTTTTAGCGAGATCTGGTTAAGGAGAACGCAGATTAAACCTCTATAGAAAATAGGAGAGGATATTCTAAACAGCATCTACCGTTTATTCACAAATCAGGCGAGATATCTCAGATGGATATAAAAATAATCAGATTTTAGCCACTCTTGTTTTAGATATCTGTCACGCTCGTTTCAGATATCTGTCAGTTGTGTCTCAGATATCTGTCAGTTGCGAATTAGATATCATAACAAATAATAAACTTTGTGGTCTTATATAAAGATAGCAGAAAGCTATTTATTCTGATGAGGAATATAAGTCCCTTTATTTAAGTTATTATATGAAAACTTTCAATAGCTATAAAAAAGAGTTATTAGCTTTCTTTGTTTAAAGAAAATAAAATATTTTGGAAAACAAATATTCTTTGCGTCTTTTCTTTAAAAGAAGAGCATTCTCTTAGTACTTATTATTTTTAGATTCAGTATTGCTGTCAACGAAATCAACGTATTCACCCTCATCATCGCCAATTATCTTTCTGTCGCGTTTAGATTTTGGGCGATGATCTACGATGGTGTTACCGTTAATATTTATTCCTTCCTCTGTATTTTCATGGCGAAATCTACGTTGCGTACGTGTTATAACTTTATAGAACTTGAAAGCTATAAAGAATAGAATGACAAAGAATGCAATGAATATAAGAAAGATAAATTTTAAGAGAATCATAATTCCTTATTTATAGGTCTTACTTGGAGTTAAAACCCATTGATTTTTATTTCTTTATAGTGTACGATATAATTACATACCACGCTACAATGATGGCAAACCCTGTAATACCAAATATGGCAATTAGAGGAATACAAGTGAGCAAGAATATGTATTTAATCTGATTCTTTTTCCATCCCCATTCCTTAAATTTAAGTGCGAACATAGGAATTTCGGAAACCATTAACCATGAGCTTATAAAGATTCCTACGATTATGAAAATGCACATAAGGGGAGAGGAATCTATTCTTTTACCAAGTCCGATAAGAAGTGAACCCCAAAAGAGAGCATTAGCTGGAGTTGGTAATCCAATAAATCCGAGAGTCTGTCGTTCATCAAGATTGAATTTTGCTAATCGTAGTGCAGAGAATGCAGCCATAATATATGCAATAAAAGGTAGAATGCCACGTAATGATTCAAGAAGGGAAGGATAAGACATTATACCCAGTTTGCTAAACAAAATTGTAGATGGGGCAACACCAAACGTTACTATATCAGCAAGAGAATCAAGCTCTTTCCCTATTGGAGAACTTACTTTTAATAATCGTGCAGACATACCATCGAAGAAGTCAAATACAGCTCCTATGATAATCCATGTAAACGATATTTCAATCTTGCCACTGAAAGCGTATGCAATGGCTATACAACCTGATATAAGATTGCAACAAGTTATAGTGTTGGGAATGTGCTTCTTAATAGCCATATTCAAAGTATATTTGTTAATTAGCTAAGTCTTGCTATCACTGTTTGGCCTCCTACAGTAGATTGTCCCATTTTTACACAAATCTCAGAGTCTATTGGTAAGAAGACATCAACGCGGCTACCTAATTTTATGAAGCCTAAATGCTCATCAATAAAACATTCTTCTTTCTCTTTCGCATAGGTTACAATACGCCGTGCAACAGCACCTGCTATCTGTCGACATAGAACATCTCTTCCATCAGGAGTTGTAATGATGATATCGGCATGTTCGTTTTCTTCACTTGCCTTTGGTAACCATGCTTTATGATAATTTCCATTGAAGTGTTTCACAAACTTAACAGTTCCATCTACAGGGAACCAATTGGCATGTACATTCCAAATGCTCATAAATATAGATACCATAATTCGTCGTTCATGAAAATATTTATTCTCATCAACTTCTTCTATAACAACTATATGCCCATCGGCTGGAGCTACAACAATCTTTTCCGTATCTTCTCCATCAAAATAGCGGATAGGACAACGATAGAAGTTTAAAACTATACAATAAATAGTTCCAAAGATGGCTATAAATATCCAAAAAGGTATTTTAGAGGCTATACCAAACCATAATAAAAGAGCTATCAGTCCAATGCCGATACCTCCATATAGAAGTTGGTCTGTGCCTTCGTGATGTAATCTTATTTTCTTGAGTTTCCTCTTAAATCTTCCCATTCTGTGGTAGTATGGTTTTTAACGAATGCAAAGATAATTATTTTTTATTACTCTCACAAATTTTTACTCTTATTCTTTTGGTATCTCGTGTATAAGTAGTATCTTTGAAATCCCAAAAAGAATAGCAGTATATAATAATAAACAATGGAAGATTTCGTACATTTACACGTTCATACATATTATTCGGTGCTTGACGGACAGTCAAAAATACCTAATCTTGTTGATAAGGCAATTAAAAATGGTATGAAGGGTATGGCTATTACCGATCATGGTGTAATGTTCGGAATAAAAGAATTCTCAGATTACTGTGCTAATATCAATAAGAAGCGGAAGAAGAATGGAGAAGAACCTTTTAAACCTATCTTCGGCTGCGAGATGTATGTAGCGCGAAGACGAAAAGAGAATAAGGTAAAGGATATGCACGATAATTCTGGTTACCACCTTATAGTGTTAGCAAAGAATTATCAAGGATATAAAAACCTTATAAAATTAGTATCGCGCTCTTGGGTAGATGGCTTTTATTATCGCCCACGTACTGACCGTGTTGATTTAGAGAAATACCATGAAGGGCTAATAGTATGCTCTGCTTGCTTAGCTGGTGAGATTCCACGTAATATCTTAAAGGGAGATATGAATGCAGCGCGCGAGACGGTGGAATGGTATAAAAAAGTTTTCGGCGATGATTTTTATCTAGAGTTACAACGCCATGAAGTAAAGGACCCAACGTTAGTTGCCAATCGAGATGCTTTTCCATTACAACAGAAGGTTAATAGGGTATTGTTGCAATTTGCAAAAGAATATAATATTAAATATGTGTGTACTAACGATTGTCACTTTGAAGATAAGGAGACTGCAGAAGCACACGACCACCTTCTTTGTCTTGCAACACAAGAAAGTTTGGACTCGCCTACACGAATGCGTTATTCGAAACAAGAATGGTTTAAAACACGCGAGGAGATGAACGATGTGTTTGCTGATGTACCAGAAGCACTGAGCAACACTTTGGAGATTCTCAATAAGGTAGAGATGTATAGTATAGATAATGGACCTATTATGCCTGTCTTTCCAATTCCAGAGAGCTTTGGAACAGAAGAAGAATGGCGTAAAAAGTTCACGGAACAGCAACTTTACGAAGAGTTTACTACAGATGAGAATGACGAGAATCCATTACCTCCAGAGGACGGACAAGCAGTAATAAAACGTTTAGGAGGTTATAAAGAGATTTATCGTATTAAGTTTGAGGCTGACTATTTATCTAAATTAGCACACGATGGGGCTAAGAAACTCTATGGCGATCCTATTCCAGAAGATGTTCAGAAAGCCATAACGTTCGAGTTGCACGTTATGAAAACGATGGGTTTTCCAGGTTACTTTCTTATAGTTCAAGACTTTATTAATGCCGCACGCAATGAACTTGGGGTGATGGTTGGACCTGGGCGTGGCTCTGCTGCTGGATCGGTTGTTGCTTATTGTTTAGGAATAACACGTATAGACCCTTTGAAATATGATTTACTTTTCGAACGTTTCTTAAACCCCGACCGTGTAAACCTTCCTGATATTGATACCGACTTCGACGATGATGGACGTGGAAGAGTGTTACAATGGGTAACAGATAAATATGGTGAAGAGAACTGTGCACACATTATTACTTATGGTACGATGGCAACCAAAAACTCTATTAAAGATGTTGCACGTGTAGAAGGATTACCTATAGAATTAGCAAACCGACTTTGTAAGGCTATTCCAGAACGTCTCCCAGATGGCTTGAAGATGAATTTAAACAATGCCATTGCTTGCACTCCATTATTGCAAGAAGCTGAAGTAAGTGAAGATGCGCGCGAACGAAATACTATTAAGTATGCTAAAATGTTAGAAGGTACGGTGCGCACCACTGGTATTCATGCGTGTGGATTCATTATCTGTCGCGATCCTATTAGCGATTGGGTGCCGGTTTCTACTGCCACTGACCCAGATTTCCCAGAAAAGAAGGTTCCTGTAACGCAGTATGATGGACATGTCATAGAATCAACAGGACTTATTAAGATGGACTTCCTTGGTTTGAAAACCCTATCAGAAATAAAGGAAGCGTGTAAAGTTATAAAGCAAACCACAGGCGATATAATAGATATTGACAATATTCCTATTGATGATGAACTCACCTATCGGCTTTATCAGCGTGGGCAAACTGTAGGAACGTTCCAGTTTGAATCGGCAGGAATGCAGAAATATCTGCGCGAATTGCATCCAACTGTATTCGAAGACCTTATTGCAATGAATGCGCTCTATCGCCCAGGACCGATGGATTATATTCCTGACTTTATTAAGCGTAAGAATGATCCTTCGTTGGTAAAGTACGATATTCCGTGCATGGAAAAGTATTTAAAAGATACGTATGGCATTACGGTTTATCAGGAGCAAGTGATGTTGCTTAGTCGTCAGCTTGCTAACTTTACGCGTGGCGAAAGCGATGCTTTGCGTAAGGCGATGGGAAAAAAGAAGAAAGCCATTGTAGACCAAATGAAACCTAAGTTCCTTGCGCAAGGAAAAGCCAATGGGCACGACCCCGAAGTGTTGGAAAAGATATGGGGCGACTGGGAAAAGTTTGCCAGTTATGCTTTTAACAAGTCGCATGCTACGTGTTATTCGTGGGTGGCTTACCAAACTGCTTATTTAAAAGCACACTATCCAGCACAATTTATGGCAGCTTTAATGACACGCCGCTTCAGTCAGATTACCGAAATAACAAAGCTGATGGAAGAGTGTAAGGCTCTTAAAATATTAACGCTTTGTCCTGATGTAAATGAAAGTCAGATAGGGTT